CCCGGATCCGGCGATTCATATCATTATGATGCATTTAATTATATGGTGATCGATGTTACAAATTACTAAAAAGGAGAAAAGCTATGAAAAGAACATGCAAAGTAAACGGTAAAGTGTCTTATCCGCAAAATGACGGAGTTTTAACGACATTCAGTTTTCATAATCCGGAAACAGGAGAAATGCTGACGATACAGACAACGTCGCAAGAAGAAACCGATGAACTGAACTACGGCGATACTGTCACGCTGGAGATTAAAAAAGCCGAGGTATCCGAATGAAACCGCAGACATTTCAGCACCCGGAAATACGTGATGAGAACGATAACATCATACAGCCTGGGGCATTCGGTAAAAACACACCATTTTGCACGAAGGGGAATGACGGTATTTTAGATTACGTCGCAAATGATCTGGAGTATCTATATAAAAAAAGTGAATCGGCGGATAACGATAATCTCAAAGCAAAGTCATTAGCGGTATCCGGCACAAGTGACCTTAACTTAGTTAATGCTGATACAGTCAAAGCAAAGTCATTAGCGGTATCCGGCACAAGTACAGCACCGACGGCACCGACAGGCGACAGTTCTAAAACAATTGCGAATACAGAGTTTGTGCAAAACACAGTATCCGGACTTGTCGGAACCGCACCGGAAACTCTTGATACGCTTAACGAATTAGCGACAGCACTCGGTAATGACCCGAACTTCGCAACAACGGTCTCTAATCAAATTGGTAAGAAAGCAAATCAATCTGATTTAGAAACCGTGTCGACAAAAGTAGACAAAAAGGCAGATCGGACGGATTTGGAATCCACGGCGTCATTTGTCAATCGGCTGCAACGCAATAAAGCATATAAAGTCGGCGATATCGTTTATTCTGCAAAAATGCCGTCGTGGGCATATCTCGAGTGTACGCAAGCAGGCACAACAGCAGCCACTGAACCTAATTTGTCAACTATATCGGGGGGGGTAGAAGTTAATGACGGAAGCGTGAAATGGACAGTCAAAACGGTAACCTCAAAAGAATATGTCGATAAAAAATTTGATAATTACGGACGGATGGAAGCAATTAATGCGACTATAGAACCACAATACATTGAAAATTTAACGTGTGTAAAAATAAAAAACATAGTGCATCTTTTTGTACGAATGAGAGGTGCAAAGGAAGGTCTCATTGAAATTGCATCGGGGCTACCAAAATCATTTATAAATCTTGAATTTTATGCCCCTATAAACAACAGCAACGGTAAAGCTGTACGATTGACAATAAATACAGATGGTAAACTATATCTCAGTTATACGGATGAATATACTACATCGCCAGGACATGAATCTGTTGCGTGTTTAGTATATTTAACAAACGATTGAAAGGAGTAAACAAAATGCGGGAAATAACAGATGGAAGCGCGAAATTCAGAGTAGTAGACAAAAGAATGAAAGCCAGAGCAACCGGAATCGTAAATAAGAAATTTTTAGGGGATATCGGATTTGTGACGCAGCATATCGGTACCGTTGTTGCCGAAATCGTAGGTTATACAGAAGAAGGATATCGGCGTGTAAAGTTTACCGTGCAATGCTCGTGCATTGATACAGGTACTAATACAACAGAGTTTAGATGGCTGAATTTTTACAATAATTCGATCGGCATTGCCACGGCTTACTTTGATAAATACCCGCAATCTAAATTCGTTAAGCATGAATTACTTACGTATCCGATGATGTACTGCGATGTGCTGACGAAAGAAGAAAAAGGATACGGCGCGTATGTAGAGCTCTCTGGCGGTTTTGTCAATTTATCACGCATGTATACGGCTGACGGTAAAATCGGAATGTATCCGAACTCCATGCTGAAAACAGGGAGTTGTATGTTTGAGTTTATTTCTGATTTTACGAATGAATAAGGAGGCGGTGCATGATGGAAAGAAATGAAGGCGAAAAAATAACAATGCAATTTGTGGAACGGATGGCAAAAATGGAAGAAAAACTTGATATGCTTGTTAAAATGCTCCCGGAAATTACAGCACTGCAAATTGCACAGGCGCGCTCGGAACAAAACGCAGCATCAGCTCACAACAGAATTGACAACATCTATAAAGTGGCTGGCTTGATCTCAACTATTATTTCGGTGGTCATTGCATTAATCGGAAGGGCGGTGTGATATGTTACAAAAAATATGGAACATGGCAATACAGTACTTGCCGAGGATAAAAGGTCGAGTACGGACATCGATGCAGATCGTCTACGTGTACGGTGCCGGACTTATCATTTTATTTTTAATGGTAATTGCGGCATGGATACATGATTTTATACGAACAGGAGTAGCGAATACAACGCTACTCATCAATTTTTTCAAAGAGTTTACGGCACCGGCAGTAGTCGGTGCTTTTACTTTTGTGAGTGTTTTTTGTGTAGACAAGAATCACGACGGACGGCCGGACGCCGCAGAAAAAGAAATAAAAAAAGAAACAAGAAAGGAAGTGCGCAGAGATGACAATAGAAGAATTTAAACAAGAGCTTATCGATAAACGAAGCTATTTTTATCAATTTCCGTGGCCGGCTACTACATACGGGCACTGGTCGGCAGGGAGATATTTTACAACATTTAACGACTATCATTTTAACGTCGACGGAGACGGAGAAATCATCTACACAAGACCACTCGACGAAGTGCCGAAAGCGACTTGGCACCGGAACACAGGTAGCATTGCCATCGCTCTATGCTGCTGCTATGAAGCCCGCCCGGACGACTTAGGAGAATACCCGCCGACTGCGGCGCAAATCGAGACTCTTGCGAAGATGTTTGCGGTCATTGCCGAGGTTTTTGACAATCCGATTGACAGAGAACATTTTATGACACACGGCGAGGCCGCTAATGACGACGGTTACGGGCTGTACAGCGGAGAGCCCGACTGCCGCTGGGATTTAGAGCAGATCTGTGATCAGGACGAAATCGGGACCGGCGGAAACATCTTGCGCGGAAAAGCACAGTGGTATTTAGAAAACGGGGTGTAACGATGTGGAAAATCAGAAAAGGGTTTATTTTATCGGCGGTCTTGCTGTCGCTGTGGTTGTCGCCGTTATTCTGTGGTTCATCTGTGCAGGCAGAAGTACGGTACACGATCTCCGAAACAGATCTGACGACATTAGAAACGAGCTTGAATCAGCTCAAGATAGACAGCGAGAAGAAAGACAAGCTGTTGATACGGCAGTGGACGCAGCTGAACGAAGCACAGAAGCAGTTGGAAATAGTCAACGAGCAGCTGAAGAAATCCAAAACATTGAACGAACAGACGCAGAACTCATTGAAAATTGCCAGAGAATCATTCAACAAGTACGAGCGCGAGGCAGAACGGAAAATAAGAATTAAAACTCGGCAAAGAAATCTATGGATAATGACAACAGTAGTAGCCGTGGGAGCGGCAATCTCCCGGAGGTGATCCGGTATCTACGAAAGAGGGCGGGAAACCGCCCCCTTTTTTTATTGCATAAATTAATTTATAGTGGTATGAGAAATCTTTACTCTTTTTCTGTTGCCTACTATAAAAACAATTTATAACAAACAACTTGAAAATGTATTGACTAATCAAAGATGATATTGTAATATATAATCAAGAAAAGGGAAAAAACCCAAAAGGTTATGAAAAAAGAGGAGGCAAACAAAATGATTAGAAACATCGGAATCGAAGAAGGCGGAAGAATTTTAACAGATGGAAGCCGGACAATAAAATTTGAAAGAGTAGACCGCGGATATGAAATGTACGAGCTAAGCGGGAACAGATATACCCGCTGCGGAATCGCGAACGCAGACGAAGAAACATCAGATGCGGATTTGTGGGCAATCGCCACAGATGATTTGTACTAAAAAAAGGAGGCATAAGAAATGAAAATTGCAATTACGGACAGAAATAACGAAATTAAGGATCTCAATTACCGAAAAAACGGACTTGACATCACAGAAGACTTGGTAGGATTCGGCCCGATGCCGGCGTACAATGATGATGTTGACGCCTATGAAATGAGGGAAGATGAGTATAACTGGTGGAAAAGTCTCATTGCGATGCAAGAATGCTGCGATGAAATGGAAGAAGAAATTGATGACCAAGATGCTATTGAAAAAATGAAAGAACAGTGCGGAAATACCGATCTTGAAGACAGCATAAGGCAGTATAAGTATCTGCTTGAAGAATATATTGAAAACAAAAAAGGAGAATGAAAAATGGAAGTTACTAAGAAAATAATAAGCAGGTTGCGGGCTGTTGCTTACGAAGAATTAAGAAAAAATTACACAAAAGATGAGTGGGATTCGATTTTCGCGGGAGGTATAACGGTCGCGTACTTAGTACGAATGAGGGACCACAGAAATAAAGTATACGGAATTTTACAGTATACGACGCAAATGAATACCGCAACGATGGAATCCTACGGAATTAGTGCGGACGGGGAAATAAATATACTTGGGATAATAAATCGACAAACTAAAACATTGACTCCGGTGGGTTCGTGGGAGGAAAAATTTTAATGACTACAGAAACAGAAAATACCGGCTGGGGCGGGCGTCGTAAAGGGTCCGGTGCTAAAAGAACACTGCCGGAAGGCGCAAGAACTCGGTCTATTAATATGACCGACGAGGAATTATTAAAAGTCAAAAAAGTTTTAAATGAGTTAAGGAGGAATAAAATGTTTAAATTGTATGGAATGAAAGACGTCAAAAAAGGTATTTTGTTCAATATCGAGGGGAGCCCGAACGGAGTGATCGCCGTCGCTACCGCATTGAAACCCGGACTGAATGAAAGAGTAGAGCTTGTCGATGATAGATTTAGAACAAGGTTCAATGTTTATGTAAGCACCGAACCACCTGCCAATTCCCGGGTAAAAAAATCAATGATCGGTGAAACTGTTCTTATCGGTAGCGGCAACGATCTAAACGATTTGAAAGAAATAGAAACATACGGATTGGTCAGAATTAACATATATAAAACTTCCGACAAGGTTTATGTTCATGTAGAAGAGTTGGATACAGGGGCGATTACGGTAACCGGAGAAGGTACAGACTGGGACATCGAAGAAAACAACGGACGTTTTAAAAATATAGATGACTATATCGATTGCTTTGTTCAGAATAAAGAAAATGTAAAGTCTGTAAAAAGGATATCTAACGATACGATAGAGATCGTCTGGTACGATGCAGAATTTAAAGGGTATATGAAATCAAAGTGTCAGTTTTGCGTGACAAAAGATCTGATCGGGTCAGTCACGCTCGATATGGATGTTGTGAGAAAAAATGATGCGGATAAAGCGTAATGCAAAAAGAGCGATAATGATATCGCTCTTTTTTACGATCTTGATACGTCAAAAATTCGTCAAAAATCGACGAAATATACTGAAACGTTTTGAAACAAAACACGGAATCACAAATACTAAAAACATAGTAACTATCAGCGCCTGAAACGTTTTGAATTGTTTTGAAATACAACCAAGTTATTATATAATAAAAATATACAGGAGCAGATGCTATGGCATTGTACAGAACGTATTCGGATTATCTGAAAGAAAAATATAATGAGAAAGTTTATAAGATTCCGATTGC